GCGCCGAGGTCTTGATCGACTTCAATGCAGCCAAGTCTGTATACCAAGAAACCGACCACTTCGTCTTGCAACCCTCGCTCTCCACAAGGATGGCGTTGAAGCAAGCGGGGACGGAGAAGGATAGCTCAGCAGGCTGCATGGTTTGCCTGTTCAAGCCCGTAGGCTGAATCACTAGGACCCAATAGGGACAAACGGTGATTCATCGAGGCCGAGAGGTGATGAGGTCCAGTCCTAGACTGGGACACTGAGTTTGGATACTACATCCAAGCATGCATATTCTTGCATGTTCTGTTTTAGTCCAGCATCAAAGAAGAGCGCCAAGAAATGCCAAACACTGAGCACGGAGTTCCAGAGTCCGGGACAAGTTTTCCCGAATTTGATGGATCCTATGGGCCTCAAGCCCCTAGAATTAAAAGAGAGCGTATTCGCCAGGTTTTACTACCTCGCGAGACAATCTCTTTTATAGCCAAGCCCAGTGAGGCTTTTCCACAAGGTTCAATTAGTGTTAGCACAAATGTGCAACACACTAATACTGAACTTTGTATCGACACCATTCGTAATCCAAAGTTCCGCGGTCCCAGAGAGTTAATCTCTGATGATGGCGGTGACCTTACGATTCGAAGGAGTTGGTGGCGGCCAGGCAATGCTTATATAAGCAGTGACTGGCAAGGCAACACACGTACTCAAGGTAGTTTGTGGCTCAACTTTTATGGGGAATTCCATGATGGATTCTCCACATCTGATGATTTACCACCTGCTATCGACTACGAGGAAATTGCTGCCTTAGGACCTTCGGCTTGGAATTCTTTCAAGCCTGCCAAACCTATGGTACAAATAGGTGTTCTCCTCTATGAACTAAGAGAGCTTCCACGTTTGTTGTATACTTACGTGGGAGAACTCAAGAACATAGCGGATTACTTCCTTGCTGTACAATATGGATGGACTCCGATCTTGAACGATGTGCTCCGGATGGTAAAAGTTTACCAAAAGGTATCACAACGAATTGACTTTCTTATAGCCAATTCCGGGAAACCGGTAAGACGGAAAGGTCGTCTCTCTTCTACAAGCGACAGTGCCCTCCTTTGGGAGGAGACTGGACTACGAATGAGAAATACGGCTCCCGACTTGGGGAAACCGTCTTTAACTGATTCGTGGCGTCAATCGTCAAGATACACCATTACAAGGGAGCGGTGGTTTTCCGCCGAATTCTTGTTTTGGATTGACGACATTCGCTTGCCAAACACACGGGCCCATATTGGGGCTGGCCTGGTTGGTCTTAGGATCACCCCGGCCGATGTTTGGGATGCTCTGCCGTGGACATGGCTTATCGATTGGTTCGCTAATGTCGGGGATGTTCTTCACAACCTCGAAGATAACGTGGCCGATCGGCAAGTTAGCCGGTATGCTTACGTAATGGGTAAAACCATACGTGAGTATTCCCAGCACACGACAGATGGCTACTTCTCTACGGGACTGTCTCATTTATTTGAGACTAAGGTCCGAAGAAAGGTAGACCCATTTGGACTAACTCCTGAAGTTGAGTTATCTCCGCTTCAGATCGCGATACTAGGAGCCCTTGCACTCCAGAGAATTTGATTCCCTGGATACCAAGGTACTCTAATGTATCACAAACCGTGGCGTTAGCCACTCAACAAACTAGGAGTCGTGACTATGTTCGCAGACCCACAAACCATCACAGTGAACGCTGACCCAAAGGTCATGAACGCTGTGGTGCGTGGAGACTACAAGTCGTTGTATCGTTCTCCTCAGGGGGTTTATGCCCTCCGAATCGAGCACGATATACAGGCGAAGAAGGAACGTCATCTCGTTGAATTTTCGCGAAAGGATTTGGTAACAAATCCCTACTCGACTCTTCAGCAGGATGCCATCCTGAAGGTTCAGCTCGTCATTGATAACCCAAATTGGGCGCTCATTGCCGATACTGAAATTATCTTCGTTGTCAACGCCTTTCTAGCTTGGTTAACTGCTTCCTCTTCGGTTGCAGTTACGAAGATTCTTGGTAACGAAAGTTAATTTTACTTTCTGAGTCAAGAATCTACAAGCTCGATTGCGACTTGTACCATTGAGTATTTTATTTCTCAATGGGGTCTGCATTTTGCGAACGTCGTCACTAGGATTTAACTACCCTTCGAAAGGGGGAGTTAATGAAAAGCCGAATACGGCTCCTCTTCTCGGATCTTTCCGAGATCCTAAAGGCCATGCTCGCAGATGCGGGCTTGGCGTGTAGTACCTCCACGTGCCGTGATTTCGTAACTTTGAAATCACGGACAGAAAACGAAGGGATATCGTTTTTGACGATATCACTACCTACCTTTGCCAAAGGCTTCGAAAGAAGCCTTGAAGCTGGTAGATGGCTACCTGAACTCTTTACCGGCTTCAAGGCCGCTAAAGGGTCGTGTCTCCCTGCATTTTTGCAAGGTTTCACTAGTCTCGTTTTCGACTCAAGCAAAGGACTCCAACATGAAACTCCATCCATCGACGCGATTGTTGCGGTCAGGCAGATTTGTCTGGCCTTCAACAAAGTCGAGATGGAGTGCACGGAGCAACGACAGCGTTCAGCTGGATTTGCCTATGCATCATGTGAAGCCGAAGTCTCGAAGTTCCGTGCAACCAAGTGGAAGCTTAAAGAAAGTTTTTCTCGCGCTTCTAAGTGGCTTTATGGCGGTGCTCTCTACAGTCTATCTCGGATTATCCGCGACGACGGTAGTTTGCCTACCAGGCACGGCCCTGGAACTACGGTCGACGGTACCTCTGGAAATCAGAAGTATCTTCACCGACAGTGGTCCCGACGTCTTAATCGTGTGTTTCCTTATGATCGATACTGGTTCTTCAATTTTGAAGAACTCGAACGGTCGTTAGGTTTAGGAGGCATTCTTGACTTTAAAGAGGTTCTTCCAAAAGAAGAGCCTCCTGTCAAGGTATGCTTTGTTCCTAAAACACAGAAGACGCCTCGAGTCATTGCCATTGAACCTGTGTATAATCAATTCGTACAGCAGGGATTGATGCGTGTTCTTGTTCCAGCCCTTGAGAATGATTCATTCTTAAAAGGCCAGATCAATTTCACAAATCAGTCAATCAATGGCGCCTTGGCTCTTTCGTCATCAATTACGAAGGAGTTTGCTACGATAGACCTTAAGGACGCAAGCGACCGCTTACACGCGGCCGTGGTGCACCTTATGGTGCAAAGTCAACCCGATGTAAACCGGGCAGTCTTTGCATGTCGTAGTAAATATGCAAAGCTCCCAAATGGAAAGATTATTCCCATGAAGAAGTTCGCATCCCAAGGATCGGCTCTAACGTTCCCTTTAGAGGCGATGGCTTTCTATTCGATTGCCATTGCGTCTTTTATGGAACGTTATGGACTCCCTGTGCATCACCCGAGGGTCAAAGACTTTTGTAAAAAGGTCTTTGTCTATGGTGATGACATTATTGTACCTACCAAGGAGGTAGATACCGTAATCGACGGGTTAGAATCCGCAGGTCTCCTGGTGAACAAGAACAAAACTTTTGTTCAAAGTCACTTTAGGGAGTCATGCGGTATAGATGCATTTGGGGGGAACATCGTTACCCCTATTTACATCCGAACTACTCCGCCGAAGACGAAGCGTGACGCTGCCGGTGTCGCTGCGACGGTGTCCAGTGCCAATCAGTTTTACCTGAAGGGATATTGGAAGACGTCGGCTATTCTACGAGCAATTGTAGAACAGGTCATGGGGACAGAGTTGCCCCATGTCAGACCTGACTCGGCGTTGTTAGGTTGGTATTCAGTCTCTGGCCACTATTCTGTCATGCGATGGAATAGTGCACACCAGTGCTTCCAAACTCACGGTTACTCTGTGAGGATAAAGAAGAAGGCAGATCGCCTTACTGGGTACCGAGCTATGGCAAAGTGCTTTGGAGAAAGGCTAAACGACGTTGCTACCAGGAGTTCCATATTCTCTTACTCTATGGATCCCATAGAGAGAGATGTTAGAAACCGGGTAGAGGACGCCGAATGGCCAAAATCCACTTCGATCGAGAGTCCTTTTGGTTATGGAGCACATTCTTTTGATCTATCTAGATCATGGAATGGATTCCTTGACGTTAAGGAACCTCTCGACGAAGAACGCTTTGCAGTCACGTCACGGCGCGGAGCCGTTTACACGAAACTCCGCTGGGTTAACGCGTAAATTACGCGTTATCTTTCGTTAGGCCTTTGAAAGCCTAAAGCAAGGGAACCGACCTTTTGAGGTGAATTGATGCCAAAACCATCTTTCGTTGAAGCTCGCAAGCTTCTCTGGTTGATGATAATAAACATCCCACTCTCGTAAG